TTAAATGACGCATACGAGAAGGCTATTTGGCAACGTGGCGATATTAGGCAATCCCTAATTGAGCAGCAACGTTCTGAAGCCCAAAGGAAAGCCACCGAGCAAGCCCATCACCAGAGAGCGAAAGCCGCCTCTGTATCAGTGAAGGGAAGCTCACCGGCATCAAGCGGCGTTTCGCCCGTAAAGGGGTCACTGAGGGATCAACTCTCAGCGGCCTTTGCTGACAACTAATTAGGAGTTAATCATGGCTACATTTGCCAACTTATCAGACATTATTAGTACAACCATTCAAAACCGTAGCGGCGTTCTTGCTGACTCGGTAGCGAAAAACAACGCTCTGCTGTACAAACTGCGTGAGCGCGGTAACGTCAAGACCTTCAGCGGCGGTAACGTTGTGCTGCAAGAATTGATGTACAACGATGCCAACACACAAAACGCTGCTTCTTACAGTGGCTACGATGTGATTGACATTACCCCTAACAGCCCAATCTCTGCGGCTCAGTTCGACCTGAAGCAGTATGCTGCTGCGGTGTCAATCTCTGGCCTTGAGCAATTGCAAAATGCTGGCAAAGAGCAAATCATTGATATGCTTGAAGGCCGTATTCAAGTTGCTGAAGCTCAACTGTTGAACCAAATCAGTGCTGGCGTGTACAGCGATGGTACGGGTAACGGCGGCAAGGACTTAGTTGGACTGCAAGCGATGATTTCAACTTCGCCAAGCTCAGGCACATACGGTGGCATTAACCGTGCTAACTGGTCGTTTTGGCGTAACGTTGCTTTCTCGTCTGCTACAGATGGTGGCTCGGCTGCGACTCCTGCAAACATTCAGTCATACATGAACCGTGTAGCCGTTCAGACCGTTCGCGGCACTGATCGTCCTGACATGATTGTTGCTGATAACAACTACTACCGTTATTTCCTTGAATCTATGCAGGCTATCCAGCGTGTGCAGTCAGAGGATACCGCAGCTGCTGGCTTTACCTCATTGAAGTACATGGGCGCAGGCTTGAATTGCGATGTGTATTTGGATGGTGGTATCGGTGGCGCAATCCCTGCAAACCGTATGTATTTCATTAACTCGAAATACGTATTCTTCCGCCCACACCGCGACCGTAACTTTGTGCCAATTGGCGGTGATCGTCAGTCCGTGAACCAAGACGCAATTGTTCGTCTGATTGGTTTTGCAGGCGCGATGACTTGTTCTGGCGCTCAGTTCAACGCTGTTCTTGGCGCTTAATAAGGAGAATTAACATGGCTTTTTCAATCACACCACGAATCGGTACTAACCTCGTCGCACCTGTATCTGCAACGGATATTGCTTCAAACGGTCAAGTCCCCAGTGCTCGCCTCGGCGAAGAAGTTTGGGGTTCAGATGGCAAGCGTTATGTATTTGGTAAGGCTAACGCCTCGATCAGCGCATCAACGACTTCTTGCACAGTTGACCCTAGCACGTTCCTTGTTACGGCATCGGGTGGGAGCTACACATCACCAGCAACCGCTATGGTCACGGGTGATTTTGGTTGGTTCTACGCGACTGCGGTCTAAGGAGAATCTGACATGGCTATCCCTACGCGCGTTATGGCAGGGGGTAACTCAGCAGCTTCAGCTAAGGCAATCTGCGGTGCTGTGAGTACATCACTCACTGCCGCAGGTTCGTCAAATACTGATGCGCTGGCGTTATCTGCTGAAATCAATATCGTTACTACGACAGCAGCTAGTACGGGCGTCAAGCTCATGCCTGCTGAAGCCGGTTCAACGATCACTGTAGCCAATCAGGGCGCTAACGCTCTGTTGGTCTATCCGTACTCAGGTGCTCAGATTGATGCGCTGACTGCAACTACCGGCGGGTTTTCCGTTGGTGCTGGCAAGACTGCAAAATTCACTGGTGTATCTGGTACTAAATGGGTGTCGATGCTCGGCGCTTAAGTAAGCAACAGTGCAACAAGGGGAGGGCTTAATTGCTCTCCCTTTTTTTATGTCCACGGCGCAAACCGCCAGGAGAACAGTAATGTCAAACCCAAGTCTTGAAGATCGTGTTTTCGTTGAGTTTTATACAGATGCCGTTGAGTTGAAATATCGCTCAGAAGAAGAAGGCAGACCCATTTTTGAAGATCGTCCATTCATTCGTATTGTTGTGCCAGGGGATCAAACAAACCTCTTAGAGCGAACAGCAACAGAAGAGGACAAACGTAAATACCCAAATGCTTGGAAACGCTTTCAGGCTAACGAAGCACATGGACAGGTTGGCACACCGCTTGAGCAATGGCCTCAAATTACTCGCTCACAGTTGAAAGAAGCTAAGTACTTTGAAGTGCATACCGTGGAACAAATGGCAGGGCTTGCAGATATACACATTGGGCGTTTGGGGATGGGTTTCGCAGACCTGAGAACCAAAGCGCAAGCGTATCTTGCAGCAGCAGCAGGAACAGCAGTAGCGACTAAGGACGCAACAGACAAAGAGCGTTTGCAGCGTGAGCTTGATGACTTGAAAGCGCAAATTGCGCAGATGCAGGCTGACAGCACACAACGGCGTGTGCGTAAACCAACAGAATTATCTGTAGAAGCGTAGAGGGGTAAGTTTGTGCAACAGTATTTTGATGTAGTACAGAACCAGAGTGGCAAAGCCATTTCTGGTGCTACCGTCAGCGTGTACGACAGCACAAACTCGCTTGCGATTATTTATAGTGACAACGGGGTAGCACGTAAAGGAAATCCATTCACAAGTGATATTGATGGTGAATATTATTTTTATGCTGCAAATGGTCGCTACAAAGTAATCATTAGCGCATCTGATTTTGTTTCTGATTCTAAACAGGGAATTGTTTTATTCGACCCTACTGACAAATCTGCATTAAGTGATCTTGCTTATACTTCGTCAGGAATAGGTGCTGTAGCAACAAATGTACAAGCTAAATTGCAGGAAACTGTGTCAGTAAAAGATTTTGGTGCAATAGGCGATGGCCTATCTCATCCAGCTAGTACAAAATATCCTAGCCTTGCTGCAATGCAAATTGATTATCCATTTGCTACAAGCTTATATCAAGAGCTTGATTATTTAGGATGGCAGGCTGCTTTAAATAACGGGGGGTCGATAGTAAGTCAGCCTTTAAAGTATGTTATGTGCAATACGAATTCTGCTTCTATGAGTCCACTTACCGTTATTAGTGGTAAATCATGGGTCAACGCAAATGGTGCGACTTTAGATTTTTCTAAGATGGCGGCCACTACCGCTATTAGCCATAATGTTGCTAATTATAATTTTGTCACTAGCTCTAACTGGTCTAACTCACCCGTTTATAGCGGAACGCTATTAAATCCAGCAGTATTTGGTAGCGGTGCAGCTACCATGACAGATAGCTTAACTTGTAACTCATTCTATCAATGGGGTCAGCAAGTCACTTTGGCTCCGGGAAAATATACAGCAACCTGTACTTATTCAGCCACGCTTGGCGTAACTTATTCGCACGGGAATGTAAACCCACCATATTGCAATATTCAATTTTTTGGTTCTAACCCTGGTGTTGGTGCAAGCGGAATATCGGGCAGTGCAGCTAAGACGGGGCTTATAGGCGTTATTACTGGAACTTTAACGGGAACATTGTCTTTTGATTTTATTGTTACAAGTACTAAAACTGCATGGCTGACGTTTACCGCAGGTGGTTACGGCAACTTTACAGTTACCAACATGGATATTAATAATATCAACTTAAATACCGCCGTGTTGGCAACCCGTGATGGCACATCATTGCATTATCCAATTATGCAACCGATAGATGGTATCTATCTAATAGGACCAGGTAGTTCTTCCGGTATTGTTGGATTAACGTATGGTAGTTTTTCTAATACTGACGGTAACGTATCTAAACTAAGTAATAGTGTAATTACTAATTTTGGTACAGGTATTTCTTTTAGGTCAGGCGCTTACCTTGTAGAAACTGAAGATGTACAGATATTTGCTAATGGACTCGGGGTCTCATATCCTGCTAGTCAATTTAATGCGGGTGAAAACTTACGCTTTGTCGGTGGTGGTATATACAACAACACGATTGGAATTAGTAATCTTGGCTCTGGAGAAATGTCTTTTATACAGACGGCTATTGATTACAACAATCAGGCAGTTGTTAATAATTCTGGGCGTATCGAGTTTCATGGAGTGCATATTGAGCAAAATATGCCTACAACTGCAAATACGCCAATATTCCAATGTATTAACAATGGGACAATTTTGTGGTTCGGCGGAATGTTTTTAGGTGCTGGATCAGTAGGAAGCACCCCTTCTCCTCCAGTGCATTTAGATTCAGTTAATTCTGGCATAACCTTCTACGGAACAGAGCTTTATAACTTTTCTTCTGCGTCTGGAGTAATGGCAGATGGTTTGGGTATTGTTCAGGCTTTTGGATGGCTAAACACTGGAAACCCAAACATAGGCCTTTCAATTATTTCATCTGCTCCCAATATGGATGTTCTTGGTGGAGCCGGTACGTTTGAACCGGTCACACCTAGTATTTTAGGATCAAACTCTAACATCTCGATAGTAGGCGGAATTTATCCTTACGCTGGAGGTACGACAAATTCACAATACGACACACAATACCTTCAAGCAGCAGTGAGTACAGCTTATGCTAAGACAGGAACAAGCTCACTAGCGGTTACAAAATCTCCCTATGGCCCAGGTTATGGTGGACAGCTTGCTATGTGTATCCCTATTCTTCGGGGACAGCAAAACGTGTGGGGACAAATGTCCTTTTTATTCCCCACAGCAAGTGGCTCCGGTACAGGTACGAATGTAGTTTATTACCGTTTGTTTTGGGTTCGCGTGTATGGATATGACTCCTACAACAGACCAAGGTTTGCACCTACTACGCTGTTTAAGGGCGAATTCGATATTACATTTGACCAAGCCGGTTCATCTGTTTGGCAAACACGAACCATTAATACTCAATATACCGGTGGTGCTACTGCGGGTGTTGCACCGCAATGGGCTACACATTTGGCAGTGTTACTTGATACGCAATCAATTGAACCTACCACTTTTTATATTGACGATTTTTCTGCAAATGTATTGTGAGATAAATAATTCCCAACGTAAATAAAACTATGAATGAAACAATCACTTCATTCTGTACTGTTACGCACGTAAATGTAATCCAAATTGAGTTTTAGACATGGCTCACTCAACAGAAAATAAATTTGAGGTATTGAAATGAGCGTATTAACTTCAGTTTCAAGTGTCACGTCGAACAACCCTTTATATGGAATGCGGATGACATTGCTGCAAATAGTTCAACAAGTATGCAATGAGCTTGCTTTAAATTCCCCAGCAACTGTCGCTGCCAATATAGACCCGCAAATCAAGCAGATGTATTCTCTATTGAATAGGCTTGGGAAAGATTTAATTCGTCAATACAATTGGCAACTTCTGGACAAAGAATATATCCTCAACACAGTTGCGACTAGCGTGGCGATCACCACTACGCAGGGCAGCGCCACTGTGACGATGGCAAGCACAACAGGAATTACGACAAATTGGGGCGTTATGGCCCTTGGTGTTCAGCCGTTTGCTCAAGTAGTTTCTGTTGACTCAACAACGCAAGTCACGCTTAATATGGCATGTACGGCAACCGGTACAGTCAATGCAAATTTTGCCCAAGTGCAATATCCGTTACCAAGTGATTGGGGTAATGCAATTGGTACGACTATGTGGGATCGTACTAATCGCTGGCCTGTAGATGGCGCTAAGTCATCTCAAGAGTGGCAATCTTTCAAATCAGGAATTGTTTATGCAGGGCCACGTTTAAGATTTAGGATTCAAGGCAACACAATTACACTTAATCCGCCGCCAGCAAACGGTCATGCCTTAGCGTTTGAATACATCAGTAATGGATTTGTTTACGATGTTAATGGAAATGTTAAGACTTCGTTTACAGCCGATACAGACAGTTCGATTTTTGATGATTCACTGCTAGTCGCTGGATTAAAAGTGAAATTCAAACAAGCAAAAGGCTTGGACGTTGGTTTTGAATTATCCGAATTTACTGAATTACTCAATATCTGCAAATCACAAGATCAGTCAGCACCGAAGCTATCTATGTCACCACAGACGGGCAGCGTGTTGTTATCGACTGCGAACGTGCAGGATGGTTCTTGGTTTACTTACTAAGGACTGATTATGTTTAACCGTTCAAACCTTGTGCAGCAAACTGCGCAAGTAACCTCTATTCCTGCGCCTATTGGTGGCTTAAATGATCGTGATTCTTTGGCTGAAATGCCGCCGAAGGATGCAATTATTCTTGATAACTGGTGGGTTCAGCCTTCAAAGGTTGTGACACGCAATGGCTCTGCTAATTGGGTGACTGGATTTACTAGCACGGTAGATACCTTAGTTGAATACTCACCGCCAACTGGCGCGGTAAAGCTATTTGCAGCATCAGCAGGCAAGATTTATGACGTAACCTCTGCCGGTACAGTTGGTTCGCCTGTTGTAACGGGATTAACGAATAACCAGTGGCAGGATGTTGCTGCTTCAACGCCTGGTGGAAATTTTCTGTATTTGTTTAACGGATCGGATAAACCACAATTGTTTGACGGTACTACGTGGAAATCTATCGATGCGGCAAGTACTCCTGCAATTACAGGTGTGACAACCACTTTGCTTGTTCAGGGGTGCGTATTCAAAAACCGCTTGTTTATGGTGGAAAAGAATTCGCTACGTGTTTGGTATCTGCCCGTGCAAAGTATTGGCGGAGCAGCTTCTTCGATTGATCTAGGTACGGTATTTCAGCGCGGTGGCTATCTAGTTTCTATGTATTCATGGACGCTAGACTCTGGCACAGGCTCGGATGACTTAGCTGTATTTATATCAAGCAATGGTGAAGTTGCTGTGTATAGCGGAACAGACCCCACCACAGCAGCAGGTTTTACGTTAACTGGTGTGTATTTCCTTGGACGCCCAATGGGGCGCCGTTGTGGTGCTAAGTTTGGCGGTGATCTGCTTATTATTTGCGAGCAAGGTTTGTACCCGTTGAGCCAAGCATTGCTCACAGCAACAATTGATCGAGCATCGGCATTGACCGATAAGATACAAAACACAATCAGTACTGTCATTCACGATTATCGAAATAACTTTGGGTGGGAAGTATGTGTTTACCCAGATCAAAATGCGTTAATTATGAATATTCCTGCGGGCAATGGTTCAAACTTTCAATTACTTCAGAATACGATTTCTAAAGCATGGACAAAGTTTAAAGGCTGGAATGCAAATACGTTTAAGGATAGCAAACTCGGTCTATTCTATGCGGATCAAAACAGTATCAAGAAGGCATGGACAGGTAACGTTGATGTGACTTCAATGATTGCTTGTGATGCACTTACATCATTTCAATATTTTGGCTCGCCTGCGCAGAACAAAGATTTCAAAATGGTGAAACCATATATCCGATCAAGCGGTATGCCTTCGATCTTATATGGAATAAATGGGGACTTTAACCCTCAAGATGTAACAGGTGCATTGAGCTACATCCCAAGTACGGGAATGACTTGGGGGCAAATGTCTTGGGGACAAATGTACTGGGGTGGTGATTTCCGTCAAATTTCTAATTGGTCAACTGTTGGTGGAATATATAAATCAGCCGCATTGCGTATGAAAATCCAAAATAACGGGACTTCGTGCGAATGGGCGGCAACTGATTATGTATTCAGCAACGGTGGAATTCTCTAATGCTATGCGTTGATGAGTCTGTCATAGGACCGTGGGTGTGTGATAAGTCAGGTGGCACATGGGTTCAAGGTCGCGGAAAAGCGATTGGATGGATCAAAGATGAAACGCTAGTTGCAGGTGTTCTTTACGAGGATTTCAATGGCGTAAATGTTGTATGCCATATCGCAGGAGTGGGTAATTGGGCTACGCGTCAATACCTTTGGACGATATTTGATTACCCATTTAAACAATTGAAAGTGAATCGAATCACAGTACCGGTTGCAGATAGCAACGAAAAATCAAAGCGATTTGTTGAACATTTGGGTTTTGAGCGTGAAGCAATCCTTCACGATGCACACCCTGATGGTGACTTAATTCTATACAAAATGACTGCCGACAAATGCCGTTGGCTAGGAGTTAGACATGGGCAAGGCTAGTTCTCCCGCAGCACCTGATTACAAGGCAGCCGCACAAGCTACAGCAGAGGGTAATCTGCAATCAGCGCAACAAGCGACTGTTGCAAACCGTCCGGATATGTACACGCCCTATGGTAGTAGTACTTGGACAAATAACCAGACATTGAACCAGCCTGCTTATGATGCAGCAATGTCTAACTATCAGCAAGCATTACAGAAGTACAACAGTAATGGTTCTAATAGTTCAAATGGCTCGTATGTTACGCAGAGTGATGGTGGAGACGGTGGGAGTAGCCGCCAAGTCTGGCAGCCTGGCACTGGTTCAGGTACAGCACCGATTGCGCCAGATCAAAGCCAGTTTATGAATGGTGATAATTGGTCAAATACAGTCACTTTGTCACCAAGCCAGCAAGCACTATTCAATCAGCAAAACGCATTGCAAACTGGACTATTTGGCGCTCAAAACGATGCATTAGGGCGTGTAAATTCAACTATGTCTCAAGGTTTTAGCGGAACGGCTCTTGATCCGAATTCGTTAAATTATGGCAGCGTATTAAATACCAATGGTTTACCGCAGTCCGGCACAGCATTGCAAAACTCGCAAATGTATGACCCGACTGGCTCAACCAATACTGCAACTCAAGCGATTCTATCGCGTGTTAACCCTGAGCTTGATCGTCAGAAACAGAGTTTAGAAACCCAGTTGGCAAACCAAGGAGTTACGCAAGGATCACAAGCATGGAATACTGCAATGGATCAATTTGGGCGTAACCGTAACGATGCAGTAACTCAGGCTGGATTGCAAGGTATTAACCTAGGGATGCAACAATCCGGTTTGTCGGCTGGTCAGCAAAACCAACAATACTCGCAACAAAATGCTTTGCGTCAATTGGCTGCTCAATTGCAAAGTCAGCAATACAACCAGCAATCCAATAATAATTCTCAATATATCGGCGCTCAAAATCAGGGCTTTCAACAACAAGCCTATACAAGAGCATTGCCATTAAATGAATTAAACGCATTGAGAACAGGAAACCAAATTTCTTTGCCAACATTCCAAAACTTTCAGCCACAAGCAACAACGGGTGGCCCTGATTACTCAGCCGCAGCACAAAATCAATATCGTACTGATCTAAGTAATGTGAACGCACAAAATGCGCAATCAGGGCAAGTAATGTCAGGGCTATTTAGCCTTGGCTCAACAATGCTTGGTGCTCCTTCAACAAGCGTTTTCGGTAAATTATTGGGGTAAGTAATGGCACAAGATCAAATGTTTAACCCGATGAATTCAATGAATGCGGCATTGCTTGGCCCTGATATTTTGCAAAAGCAATACCAAATGGAGCAAAACAAGAGATACGCTGATTTGCTTCAGGCGCAATCAATGGAGCCTATGAATGGGCAAATGGTAGATGGTCATTACATTGCACCAAGTTCAGTCCAAGGGTTATCTAATATGCTCCGTGCATACGTAAGTAGAAAAACAATGGACGATATGCCAAAGCAAATGTCTGATCTTGCGCAAGCGCAAAATGGACAGGTTGACAATATGTTTGGCCTTGGCGGTGGAAATGTTCCTCAAGTCAATGCCTCACGCATGGCGTTAGGTGGCGGCGCACAAGTTGGTTCTGTTGGACCAACCGTTGAAAATGCAAACAGGATGAATAACGTACAGGCAGGGACTGGTGCGGCATACCCAATACCGGCGGGTATGGATGCAAGACTTGCTTCAACGCTGTACAAAATCGATCCACGTAAATATGCAGAAGCATTAGCAACACACAGCACACCTACTGAGTTGCAAAAGACAGCGCAGGCAGCAGGCTTTCAGCCAGGCACTCAAGCGTACCAAGGCGTGATGGCTGGTAACGTTGCAAAGCAAAACTATATTGCACCTGTTAATGCAGCACCTGGTGCAACTGTCCTAGACCCAACTGGTACACGACCTTTATTTAATGCACCTAAAGATGGGATTGGCATTAATTATGGCTCCAATGGGCCAGTCGGGTTCTCAGTTCCTGAATTTAGCAAAATTAGTGCTGCAAATGCTGGCGCAGAAGCTGATGCAAGGAATGCATCAAATGCACGATTTACACCAGACAAGATGATTGATACTTCGACGGGTGACACCGTAGGAACAAATGCTTTAGTTACTTCAGGGAA